CTACCGACTGAGGCATTGCGGGTGCCAGACATCATCGTCGCCGACCCGAACACCGCCCGAATCTGATCCCACATCCACCGCTGAAGATCCGTTGTGAGCCCAATGTTGGGCGGGTTGCCGGTCTGGATTTTGCCGCCCGTCAACCCCGCCGGGGTGACGTAGCCGCCGCCCTCGTAGCCGGGGATCGCACCATGCTCATTCATGTAGTCCAGGGCGCCGGGATGGGCAGCTTCGATCTTGCGGCGCGACTTCGACCGGATGACCTGCTCGTCACCGTGGACGACACCGGCGATTGCCTTCACAGGCAGGTTGCCCGTGTACCCGCCCCCACCGAACTGCACTTCAGGGATCGTCGGCATCGGCTGAATCTTCTCGCCCCGCCGAGGAACACCGAGAAGGTCGGGGACAGTGAAGCTGAGCTTCTTCGCCCACCCGTTCCAGCCCTTGATGAGAAAGTTGATCAGCGCCTTGAAACTGTTCTTGATGCCATCCCACATCGTCTTCGCGGTATTGGCGAGCTTCCCGGGGAGTCCGGTGAAGAAATTCAAGATCGTGGTGAACTTCTCCACCACCATGTCCTTAGCCTTGCCCGCGTACTCGCCGACCTTGCCCCACGCGTCACCAATCCATCCGGCAACCTTCTTGATACCCGGCCACAGGGTGTCGGAAATCCAGTTCCACACCGCCGCGATGACGCGTTTGATGGTGCCCCAATGCTTGGTCACCAGAGCGACGGCGATACCAATCGGGCCGCCAATGATGGTGATGATGGTGCGCCAGTTGCGCTTCACAAACCCCAGCACAGTGCCGACCGCATCGGCGATACCAGAGAAGAACTTCTTGATCGCAGGCCACGCCGTGTTGGTGAACCAGTTCACCACTGCCATGACGACAGTCTTGATGCCCTTCCATGCACCCTGAACGATGTTGCGGAACGTCTCGCTGTTCTTGTAGGCGACGACGATTCCCGCGACCAGGGCGGCGATGGCGACCACCACCAGCCCAATCGGGTTGAGGTTCATCGCAATGTTGAGCGCCGTCTGTGCGACCGCCCAGCCCTTCGTCACAGCAGCGAGAATGCCGACACCGACAGCCAGCGTGCCAAGTGCCGTCGCCAGCGGCGCCACCCACGACTTGTTCTTGTTGATCCACTCGCCGAACGACTTAAGCGTGGGGATGCCGTCGTCACTGAGCTTCTTCATGAACCCGCCGAGCGCACCGAACACGCGAGTGGCAATCGGCTCCAACTCGACAAGCGCCTTGTTCTTGAACAGTTGCCACTGCTCGGCAAAGTCGTAGGTGTCCTCGGCTGCACCCTTGATGGTGTCTGTGCCGGCGCCGGTGGCCTTGGCGAAGTCCTCGACGTTCAGCTTGCCCTGCTTGAGTGCGTCAATGAACCCCGCACCCGAGCGGGCACCGAAAATCTTGTTCGCAAGGTTCGTTGCCTCAGGGGTGTTCCCCGCCTTCACCAACGCATCCAGTTGGGTGATGGTGTCCTTGAACGCCTTCTGCGGTTCCTTACCCGCCTTGGCGAAGACCGACAGTTCCTTGGTGAGCCCCATCATCATCTTCGATGAGTCAAGCCCCGCCTTGTCGAGCAGACCGGCCATACCAGCAGACTGGGCCATGTCGAACCCGAACTGACGCAGCGCCGGACCACCCTTCAGCGCAGCATCGGCGAGACCGTTGATCGGGACACCGGTTGCCTGCGAGACGCGGAACATCTCATCCAAGACCTTCGAGGTCTCCGCGCCTTTGACACCGAACCCGTTGAGCGCGGCGGTGACGCGGTCGATGTCGATGTCTTGACCCATGCCCTTGAGGGCCGTGAGCTGCCCTGCCACGTCCTGGAGTGGTTTCCCGGTCAACCCGAGCCGCGTATTCAGATCAGCGACACTCTGCCCGATGTCGGCGAACGAACCCGGAACTTCGGTGCCAACCTTCTTGACGACGTCGACCAGGGAATCCAGTTGGGTGCCGGTCGCGCCGGTGCCGATGCGAATCGTGTCCGTCACGTCATCGAACTGGGCGCCGATGTCGTAGAGCACTTTCCCGGCAGCGACGAACGCCGTGGCCATCATCGCCCCCGCCTTGACGATGTTCTCGGCGGTGAAGACAGACTTCACGCCGAGTTTGCCCATCTTGTCGCCGGTGTCGTCGGCGGCATCGGCGGCGTCCTTCTCGGCGCGTTCTAGATCCTTGGCGGCCTTGGTGGCATCCTTCGACGCGTTCTCGTTGTCGCGCTTGGCCTTGGCTACCTTCTCCTCTGCGGCCACCAGGCGGCCCGCATCGTTGACGCCTTTGTCTCTCAGCGTTTGCAGTTGTGCCTCTGCGGTGCGCAGCTTGCCCGCCGAGTCGGCAGCCTTATCGTTGGCTTTCGACACCTTCTCGGTGGCGGCCTCCACGCGCTTAGCCGCGGCCTCCACACCCCCGGCCAGGCCGTCGCCGAGCTGCTTGCCGGCCTTCTTTCCCATCCCGCTGAGTGAGCCGAGTTGCTTGTCGAGAGACGCCCCGACGCCCTCGATGACAGGAATCACCCGAAGCGTGGTGAAGGCGGCTGTGTCGGTTGCCATGCGCGCATCACCTCCGTCTAGCTACGATTCGGGCTCCCCAGGAAACAGGAGACTTTGAGGATGGCGACAGAACTGCGGCCTGACATTCAGTCAGCCAAGGATCGGATCAGTACCCGCATGGGCGCGGGACGCGAGTTCAAGAAACTTGAGAGCTACCTATGGGAGGGCGAGGTAGTCGACTCTGTCTGCGTCGGGCAGTACGGGCGTGGGACTGGGCTGCTCGTGCTCACCAACTCGCGGCTGCTGTTTCTTGTCGACGGGATGACGGGGTCCACATTCGAGGACTTCCCGCTGAGCAAGATCACCTCTGTGCAGTGGTCCAGTGGTTTCGTTCAGGGCACGCTCACCGTGTACGCGTCGGGCAACAAGGCTGAGATCAACAACGTGGCGAAGCCTGATGGGCCGCCGCTTGCCGACAAGGTGAGGGCGATCCTTGCCGGGCACACTGCGCCGGTCGCATCCGCACCACCGGCCTTCGCTGCGGCGCCGCCTCCCCCTCCGCCTCCGCCGACGGTTCCCGCGGGCTGGTATCCCGACGCCCAGAACCCCACCCTTCAGCGGTACTGGGACGGTGTCGGGTGGACGGAGCACACCGCCCCACTCGCCTAGCCTTCGGTCTGCTTCTGCTTGGCGTACCGGCGTTTGCGTTCCTCGAACTTTGCCCGCAACTCGCGTTGCCGCTCCACACGCTCCGGTTCGCCCATCGCATACCGCACCGGATGGTCATAGTCATCGGGAACGTCCTCGGGGTCACTGTTGGCGCGTACCGTCACCAGCCACAAATCGGCAATCAGATTGTCGGTGATCGACCACGGCACCCGATCGTGATTCATGCGCCGCACAAACATGCCGTGCTGCTCGGTGCTGATCTGCTCGATCAGCACCCGTAGGCGACGCGCCGACAAGATGCCGCGGTAGAAGTCGCCCAAATCGGCGTGGTGGTAGCGGGACAGGTCTGCCTCTATGGCGTCGCCGTACTCGTCGAGTAGGCGCCAGAGGCTCCCTAGTTTCCCGTGGCCTCCTTGATGGCCTCGGACAGAATGTTGTAGTCATCGACGGTGGGATCGGCATCCAGGAATGCTTCCCACTGTGCGGTGCCCAGCAAGGCTTCCGAGCCGCCGAACTCGTCGCCGTGGGAGTACTTGATCGCCGCCTTGACGGGCATCTTCCCCTTGATGGGGATGCGCAGATCGACCCCGGCCACGGTGATGGACAGGAACCCGTCGACCGCCTCGGCGTGGACGGCTTTCTTCTTCTTCTTCGGTTTGCGGTCCTGCGGTTGGGGTGCGTGCGCCGGAATCCGCGACACGGGCCGGCTGTTGATGTCGTCGACCACTTCGACAACGTCGTCGTCGTACTCGTCGCTCATGGGGGTAGCTCCTTCAAAGTGTGGGTAGCTCACTGGGGGTTGAACTCTGGTCGCCCGGGGGAGCTACCCCGCGCCCGGGCGACCAGAGACTTCGTCAGGCCGGGGCCACCGAGAACGTGCCGCCGGTCAAACCGGCACCCGACCCGGTGATCGCACCCGCAGCGGGCGGGGTGATCGTGTACGGGCCACCAGCCGACCCGGCGACCGCCCAGTCGGCCAGCTTGTAACCGTCATCGAGTGCGGCCAGCGCAGCGCGAACCGCCGAAGCGGCAGCGTTGTAGGCGATCGGCGCGGTCGTCTCACCCAGGTAGGTGAGGGTGAAATCACCAGCCGAAGGCGAACCCAAGGTGACCAGGTAGTCCGACACCGCGGTGGCACCGGAGACGACCTGGAAGGCGTCGCCGTCAGCGTTGTTCGTCAGATGCACCACGCACCCGATCGACGCGAGTTCGCCCTCGACGAAACCGCCGTGGTCCTTGACCTCCACCGGCGCCGGGGACAGCGACACCCAAATGCGGGTCTCGGTGTCGTTGTCGGTCACCTTGTACAGGACGTAGATCTGCACGTCCTTGGGTGCGCCGATCTTGTTCGCCGCCGACCCGGGCAGGACGAACTGTCGAGTGACTTCGTTCTCCTCCAGGATGGTGAACCCCGACTCCAGTTCGCCGTTCTTCAGCTTCACCCGAAACTTGGGGTGGCCGAACGCGTTGAACTTCTTCACCTCGATCGACGGGTTCAGGTTGATGCCCTTCTTCTCGTCGAGCAGGCCGACGTGCGACCAGCCCAACGCTTCGAGGTCGTCGTCGGCATCAGTGGGGATGAGGGCGGCGATGTTGGCCACATCGGCCTTCAACGCGATCCACACCTCCGCCTCATCGGGGATGAAAGTCGCGTCGGAATTGATGACTCCAGCGGGCATGATGTCCCTCCTTCAAGGGCTTTGAGAGCGCCCTTGCGGGCATGACAAAACCCCCACCGGGTTCGATGGGGGCTGGGGTGCGCGGTAGCTCCGACGCGCGGTCTAAGGGGTGGTCCGCATACGGGTGCGAACCGTGAACGACGCCAAATCGGCGCGGGTCTTCGTGTCACGCGCATCCAACACACCCGTGCCGGGCAGGACACACGCCACACCGGGAATCACCCGGCCGAGCAGTTGGGCCATCGCCCAATGCGCGTAGGTACGATCGCGGCCCGAGGTCCACGACGTGACCCGGATTTGCGGTGACGTGGCAACAGGCCACAAGTTCATCGGGCCGGAATCATCAGCCACAACCAGCACCGGACTGTTGCCCAGTTTCCAGCCGTCAGGCACTTCCAGCACCACCCGCAACGACGGATGATCCACGGCCGCCCGCGCCTTCAACCAATCCTTGACGAGTTGGGCGCCATCGACGGGGATCACTTCGACTGGACCTCAAGGCCGACCTTCGCCGCGGCCTTCGTCAACACGCCCAATGTCGCCTGCAACTCGGCAGGAACAGACACCGACGCCGCCGCACGGTCAGTGGTGTACTCGTCCACCGACACCGCATCATCGTCGACCAGGCTGCGCGCCTCATCCGCGATCCGCCCGGCCAACTTGTTGACCTGCTCGGCATAGTCCTCTTTGAGGATGCGGCCGATCTCCTTACGATTCAGGCGCACCGGACTGAACGACATCAAGCCTCCCCGCGGGTACACAGCACCTCAACCAAACCGCGGCCGAGATCCCACTCGTTGACGACGATCTGATAGCGCTGACCGCGCACCGTGAGCTCATCGGTGTTGACCAAATCGACACCACTGGTGAAGTACACCGTCAACGCCACCGACAAACCCTCATGGTCACGGGCGGTCCAGCGTGACGACGCACCCGGAGCCACCTTGCGCGCCGTGAGCGCCGTCGAGGTGGCCGGAATGATCTTCCCGTCCTCATCCCGGCCACCACCACGATGACGCGTCACCGACTCCATCAGGGCTCCGGCAGAAGCGCATAGTGGTCGATCGTCGTCAGCTCATGCGGCAGAAACAGCGACTCACCCACCACGTACTCGAACGGTCCGATCTTCTTCTCCCGCGCATCACCGGGCGCCGGCAACCTGGTCGCCACCTCGGCAACCAGCGACATCAGATCCGCCGGCACCACCGGGTAACCGTGAGTCATGGTGACTGTGATCGAACGCCACCGCGACGTCCAGCACCGCGGGTGCCGCATCAATCCGAGGCGCGTCCACTCCACCTCGTCGGTGATGTCGACACCGTTTTCGACGACCGATGTGACAGTGGTGACGTTGCCTGAGCGCAGCGACACCACACCGGTGCCCGAGCCGTCCAGGATCACTGATTCGGTGCACGATGGGGCGATGTGCCATCCGCAGCGCGCACGGATGTAGGCCGTGACCGCCGCAACCCGAACGTCAGCGGGATCAGCAAGATACCCGGTGAGGCCTTCAGGCGTCAGCAGCGGCGGCTGCGTCATCAGCGAGATCCTTCGCGGGGCGCCTGCCCCGACGCGGGGTGTCCACGCTTGCGGTTTCCCCACCCTTCGACGGTTCGTCGACATGCACGAAGTAGCCGAGGTGGGTGCCAAGGATCGCGTCGTCGTCGTCGATGAGGGCACCGCCTGCGATGACGCGGCCCTCGACGGCGAACGCGTTGATGCATCGGAAAGCCATTCCGGCTCCCTTCCGTGTTGGTCCCAGCCGAACGGCCCCGAAGAGTTGTGGCTCTTCGGGGCCGTTCTGGCTGTTGGTGGGAGCTAGGCAGCCTTGACGTTCAGCAGGCGGAACGCGCCTGCGTTGACGACGTCGGCGCCGGTGCGGAAGTGCGCCAGCCAACCACGCTGACCGGTCGGACGACCGTTTGCGCCAAACAAATTCGGCACGTACTCAACGGTGGTTCCGATTCGGTCGGCAATCACGTAGTTGGAGAAGTCGCCGAACAGGAGGACCTTCGCGTTGGCGGCGACGGTCGATGCCATCGCCTCCGCCACGTAGTCGGGGCGTCCGAGGAGTTCGGACTTGCGGCCCTCGGCGAGCTGGCCCCACAGGGCCGATCCGCCGCTGGTGTCGAACTGGCGCAGCTTGTTGTAGGTGGCGCGGTGTCCGAGCCACGAACCGTTCGCCGCCCAACGTGCCGGGAGGGCCTCGTCGAGGGCGTACACGTCGGCGACTGCCAGGGTCGCGGCGGTCGCGGTCTGCACGACCGAACCACCGACCGCAGCGACTGCGGTGACGACACCGGTCGGCTGACCGCTACCCGAACCGGTGACGAACGCCACCGACTCCATGCGGTCCTTCTCGAACGCGAACATGGTCGCGATCTCGTTGGCGAGGTTCCCGGCGTCCTGGATCGCCTCAAACGAGGCCTGGACGAACATCTGGCCCTTGTGGACCGGGATCTCCGGCTGACCCAGCGTGGGGCTGTCGTCGGACACCTGCTCGGCCTCGGGGTCCCACGAGCCGGTCACACCGGCCGAGGACACACCGTGCCACTTGTCGCCGGTGGCGGTGACCACGCGGGCGAGCTGACGCACCTGGTTGAAACTGCCGTTCGCGGTCAGGATGACCGACGGATCGAGCTGGAACGGCACCAGGTAGCCGCCGGTGGAACCGGCGCCGATGGCCATGGCGCGCTGCAGGGCTTCGCGCTCATCGACGGTCAGAGCGGCGTCCTGCCCGCGGTGGCGGATGAGCTTGGCGAACGCACGCCCGTATTCGGGGCTGGTGGTCCCCAGGACCATCTCGGCCATGCGGGTCGAGTCGTCGCCTTCGATCAGGCGGGCCGACACCTCGCGAACCTTGTCGCTGGCGTACGGCATGCGCTCGATGGCGTCCTCGGCGCGGTGGCGCAGCTCCTCGCCCGCGGCGGGGGTGCCGAACCGGACCGTGCTGGTATCCCACGGGTTGCGGAACTTACCACCCAGCACGGGCGCGTTGCGGGTCTGGTCGCCGCGGTCGACAACCTCAACCTTGCTGTCATCGCCCTCGGGCGCTTCGGCGGCCGAGCGGATCTCAGCCAGCGCGGCGTCGTGTTCGAGGTCCATGCGGTGCGAGTGAACCTCGCGGTGCTCCTCCAGGAGCGCATTGACCTTCTGTCGGTCCTCGGTGGTCTTGTCGGCCTTGTTCCGCAGACGCTCCATCTCTTCGAGGATGTCCTTCTCGCGGTTGACGGCCTGCTGATGGGTGAGGGAAACACTCATGATCAGAGTCCTTTCATCGGGGGGGTCGATTCCTGCGTGCGACGAATGTCGGCGAGGGCGCGGGCGAAGAACAGTTCCTCTTCGGCGGCGCGCACATCATCGACACGATCGGTCGGTGCAGGGTCTTCGGGATTGGATTCCGGCTCGTGCTCGACGACCTGGTCGGCGTCTTGCGGCGCGTCGGTGTCCTCTTCCGAGTGCTCGACGTCCCCGGGCGGGGTGTCTTGCGGCTCATCATCGGACGGCTCACCCTCGCGGGTGATGTTCTCCTCCTGCGCTTCGGCGCGGAGGAGAAGTTTGGCGAGCAGGCGGCGCTGCTCAGGTTCATGGAGGCGGTCGGGGTAGATAGTCACCGGGCCTCCGGTGGTGGTGCGCACCCCGGCGGTGGTGTCCTGATAGGCGGGCCACACAACGGGCCCCACCTCATCAAGTTTGGCCTCGGTGATCGTGCGCATCAGGGGGCAGCGTTCAGGGTCATCGGTCCACAGCAGTTCGTCGACCTCGTCGGCGGGCACCAGATTGCCGTGACGGTCGCGCCACTCCTCACGGATGACGGAGAACCGGATCGACATCCCGTCAATGGCCTCGGTTTCCAGGGCTTCCTGAATGAAGTCGATGAACGTGTGCTTGCCGAGTCTGGCCTCGACGAGGAGGCCACGCTCATCTTCAGTGATGGAGGTGATGGTGCCGATTGGGACCGACCCGATCAGCGGGTGCCGACCGTGGTCGAACTGGAACTTCGGGGTGCGTTCACGGATGGTCTTGCGAAACGCACCCTGGACGAACTGCTCCTGGAAACAGCCCTCCCACGAGTCGATCGTCGTGGGGCTGTTGAACACAGCCCCGTACCCGGTGAACGTGCGCCCATCACCATGATCATCATCATCGCTGCGGGTGAACGACACAGTCCGCAACAGGTCGGTACGCGGATGCTGTTGCCGGCGGTCAGGTGTCGGCATTGGGGTCTCCCTCGATCTGGACGGGCTCGGGCAGCAGCTCGTCGTCGGTGGGTAGCTCGGTTTGCGGTTCACCCGGCGCTTGCAGTTGCACACTGAACATGCCGGTGTGCTTGAGGAGTCGGAAGTCATTGGCGTCGACCGCGGCAACAACCGAATCCGGTTCGTATCCGGATGTGATCAGGTTCGACACCGTTTCCGCGCGCGTCCGTTGAATGTCAGCGGCGTCCTTCTCGTCTTCCCGCAAGAACGGCACATCGGAGGCGTCGTACCACAGGCGCACGTCGGGACCATGGTCGTAGACGACGTTCCCCAAGCATCCGGCCAGGTTCTGCCACAACGGATGAGCAGTGCCATCAGCCAGGCGCCGGCGTGCCTGCCCGTAGTTGGAGTTGTGGACAATCACACCGTCAACGAGGAATGAGTGACCACCCTCGACCTCGATGTCGAACACTGGCTCGGTGTCGCCGATCTCGATGGATCGGATCGTGTAGAACCCAAGGTCTTCATGTAGACCGGCCTTGGCGGCATCGAGTCCGCCAGGGCGGTGCCGATGTTGGTGCGCGTCGACTCGCTCTCGGTACAGCCCGTCGGCGAAGGGGATTCGTCCCACCTCGACAGCCGACGACGCGACGAACCGCCACGCCTCATACGACTCGTGCGCACCCGCGTTCGGCAGCACTCGGGCTGAATACTCGACGTGAGAAACGTTGCTGCACGCAATGCCACAGGACACCAGGAGCATCCGGACATCCTCGACGAGATCACGATTGGCGAACTGGACAGCCAGTCGGCCGTCCTTGCCGATCGACCCGTCAGAGTCGACGATCCCAGCCAGGTAGGCCAGGCGGAGTTCTTCCGACAGCTCGAACACCCACGGCGGTACGCGCTTGGTCTTGGCATTGCCGGTCACGCCCATCAGGTGATGCCACTCGACGGCCTCACGGGACGAGAACTGGAAAGCGTTGCGCGCCTCACCCAATACGACGGGGGCGACACCAGGCTCATACTCACGGGTGGCGTGGCGGATTCTGTCCCGCACCGACATTGGATGCAGGTGCAGGCCCATCCGGTCGACGATCTGCCGATAGGTCAGCCCCTCGGCACGCAGCCGAACCATCTTTGGTGTCAGTCCATCGTCCGTGCGGCGGCCAGGGGCCGCCCACGACGTCATCTTGGTGAACAGGCGTAACGCGAGCGCCGCATAGTGCTCACGCGCCCGGTCGTCCAGGGGCATGCACATCCGGACACCGTGCTTGGCGTTCAGGCACCCGTCGCCGGTGTACGCGCCCAACCATTGCAACGCATCAACGGTTGCAGGCAATCCGGTCGGCAACACCGTCGACCCCTGATCGGGCAGACGCTGCGCCTGCACCACTCGGTCACCAACCCGGAGTTGATCGACGCGCCGCCACTCCACCCGCGCGGCACGCTCGGAATTGCGGCCCGCCGTGTTCCCCGGCACACGCACGAGCACGGGGTGATTGTCGGTGAATCGGATCGTCCGATTCTTCGTCCGGATCGTGTAGACCGGCTTCACCCCGGTCTGCGACTGCCACGTCACCTTGCGGGCCTCGACGTGCCCATCGACGAACGACCACACCGCATCACCGGGCCGCACAT